GAACGGTGGAGGGAAGAAGCAGATAAGATTCTTAAATCCTTGCCTAAAGATCAGCGGCAGCAATACTACGAAGAAATTTTAAATCCTCAGCAACAACAGCTTCTTAAAGATGAGCAATTAGCCGACAGTGCCATCTACCCCGTAGTCACTAGGACTAAAAAGCCGTTTGTGCCGAGCAAAAATGTTGATGTATTAGAGGAGTTGTACGGTAAAGAGTACCTAGACGCACCATTCGGCAGCGGGTTTCCTACATACAGAGATGCCTTGAAAGACGGGAATTACCTCCTGTATGAAAACAAACAGGTTGTGGATTTCCTGAAAAGCAAGGGTTACGACTCGATGTTTTTGAAAGAGAGCGCCGGTGAAAACAAACCATTCACCACACTGGCCGTTTTCGAGCCGAATAACATAAGGTCAGTCAACGCCGAGTTCGATCCAGAAAAGAAAGACTCACCCCAGATATTAGCGAGCGCTCCTTTTGCCGCTGGCGCTGCTGGCTTAGGAGCCGCAGCAGTTCTTTCTTCCGAAGACGCAGAAGCAGGCGGTATGGGCGTAAGATCAAGAAGAATGCCGGATGACGTTGCCTTAAAAGCCGCCCCCAAGAAAGAATCCTCCGGACTACCTTCCCTAGCAGGCCAGCTAGGCCTAGGGGCTATGAGCGAAATTGCTGGCGTTTTATCTGGCGGAACGGTAGGTCTTGGTGAATACCTGAGAGGTGCTTTGCCGTTTACTGAACCCGCTACGGGCGAGAGTATCCGCGACCTTCGAGAGGGTGTTTCCGATTATGTCGGTGGTTTGTACGATGCCGGTCCCGAAGCTCAGCAACTTGGTCAGGAGGCCATGAAAGGCATTGCAGGGATAGTCGGCCCAACCATCGACTATGCAATGGAGGGGCCTGTTATGGACGAGCGTGGTTTGAATGTGTTGCCGCTTATCGCTAAGGCTCTAAATATGTCTTATGAAGGCTGGAAGGAAATCTACGACCTACTGCCGGAGCGAGAGCAAGAAGCGGTGATTAGTGCCGCCGACGCTTTTCTTTAGAGAATAACCTCCCTCAGATCCCCGCACTTGCGGTATAGGTGGAAGTAAGCGCCGTTGTTTTCTAACTTTCTGATCCGTGGTTCGATAACCTCGTCAAAGAGTTCTTCTGCGCACTGCCGGGTCTTGATGAAAGCGCCGATCTTGCCATCGTGGTGGTACTCTTCTAGCTCATAAACGTCTTGCATGGTGTTCTCTCCATAGGTTGAGTAAGTATTTTGCCTCTGGCCCTGCGTCATGCTCACGCTGCAGCGCCTTTCTGACGGCTTTTCTCTTTTCGTTCAAAGACTTATGTTTCATGTGAAACATTGTTCGGCTTATTGTCTCGAAGTATTTTTCCATTTCTTTTGGTCTCCGCTAGAATCTTTTCGAGCAGATCAACGATCTGTCCGTGGTTTTCTAAAACAACTTCAGCTTCTTCTTTGTCAAGCTCAATAATGATCTTGCTCATGGAGTATCTCCTATTCCGTGTTTATATGCAACAAATTATAATGTATTGCACAACGACTTACGGTGTGCTTTAATTCAGTTTCAATTACGAGGAGAGATTATGACCGCCCAAGAGAAGAAAGTGTATTACAACCGAGTCCGCCGCACCTGTAAGCTGCACGAGATTGAGATTGTTTATGATGGTGTGCCGAAGATGTACTGCGCCGTTGAGCTGGTTAAGGATGGCAACGTGATGTTTGCTGACCGCGCCCTTGGCCGCAAGCCCCTCGACATTGATTGGAAGCGCCTGCACGAAGAGATGACCGATTATGGCTACAAGGGAGGAATCAAATGATCAGGCCTTATACCCAAATTAATGTGATTTACGGCTATTGCCGCGTATCCACGAAGGAGCAGTCCAAGTCCGGCGTCTCAGTTGAGACCCAGCAGTCTTTGATCAGCGAGTTTGTTCAGAATAAGTACAACCGCCCGGTCGATGAGTGGTTTATTGATGACGGCGTAAGCGGCACGATGGACATTCTTGAGCGCCCAGCCTCCAGAGCCATGACTGACGTGATGGATGAGTCCGACGTTATTGTCTGCACCCGCCTTGATCGACTGTCTCGATCAACTTCCGATTTACTATCGATGATTCCGGTTCTTCAGGAGACGAATATCACCCTGTTTTTCTGTGAGCAGTTTGGTGATATGCCCATCGTTTACCCCAAGTTTGAGGGTGAAAAGGGGCTTAAATCGCGGTTTGATATGTCAGACATGGCCAACAAGATCATGCTGATGGTATTATCGGCTGTGGCTGAGATTGAGCACGCCAACATCAAGGACCGCTTCGGCGAGGGCAAGGTTGACTGGGCTTCTCGCGGATTTTCTATCGGTGGGTCCGCGCCGTTTGGTTATACCTTCGAACCTGTGAAGATTGGTAACAAAACTCGCAAACGGCTTATTGAGCACCCTGAAGAGCAGCGCGTGTTGAAGTCGATCTACCGGCTGCAGTCTCGTGGGCTGGGTAACCATCAGATCGCCAAGCAGATTAACAGCCTGTATCGGGATCAAAATATGTACGCTGCCAAGATAAAGCGTATCCTAAACCGTAAATATCAGGGCTTATCAAGCGCCGCATAAGGGTTTAATATGGGCATTCACATAGGAGTAGTTATGACTGCTTTAGAAGATATTCAACTAGCCATCACTAAGCTCGAAGCCTCTCTTGAGCAGGACTTCATGACGGACGCTGTGCGCGACATCATGACGACTGCGGTTGCTCATTTGCGAGATGCTGAGAGTCAACTGGTAGGCGGCTGATATGCAGGAAGGTTGGGGTCGCGGCACTTGGGGTTTAGGTGCGTGGGGGACTCCTCTTTATATTGATGTTCCGGTAACGGGGCAGCAGACTACTTCGGCGGTTGGCTCTATGACCGTTGTTGCTGGGGCGGTGGTTCAGCTCACCGGTCTGCAAGTTAATTCAGGCCTTGGTGCCCCGACCGTTGACGCCGAAGCGAATGTCTACCCTGCGGGGAGGCAGATCAATTCTGCAGTCGGATCGCCAACGGTCAGGGCGGAATCCAATGTAACACTAACCGGCCAGTCGATCACATCTGGCGTCGGTTCGATTTCTGTGGTAGCGGGAGCGATTGTTCAGCTTACCGGTCAACAGATCAATTCCGCTGTCGGATCTGTCACTCTTTCCGGCAAGGCCAACATCGTTCCGACAGGACAACAGGTTACGTCTGCCGTCGGGGATCTGACGGTTAAGACGGTAAACTATGTTTTCGTTACTGGCCAGCAAATAAATTCTGCACTTGGCGATGTTACAACAGTTGCCGGTTCGGTAGTTTCATTGACTGGACAATCGGTTACAATTGGGCTAGGTACGCCTCTAGTCTGGGGTGAGATAGTACCGGGGCAAGACCCCGATTATAATGTTATTGATACATCTCAAAGTCCGGGCTACAGCCCAATCGATACCAGCCAAGACGCTGGTTATGATCAAATTGAAGCAGGGCGGGATGCCGCCTGAAGAAGAGGATAGAACATGGCAACTTATGTAAATGACTTGCGATTAACCGAGTTAGCGACTGGAGAGGGATCGGGAACTTGGGGCACAACCACAAATACTAGCTTAGAACTAATCGGCGAGGCGTTAGGCTACGCGACTCAGCAAGCTTTTGGCAGCGATGCTGATGCAACGACCACGGTTGCCGATGGGGCATCAGACCCAGCGCGAGCGATGTATTACAAGATTACTTCAGCGGCAAGTTTGACAGCCACGCGCACCTTAACGATTGCGCCTAACACCATCAGCCGCGTCATGTTCATCGAGAACGCAACCACTGGTTCTCAATCGATTGCAATCTCTCAAGGCTCTGGCGCGAACGTCACGATCCTGACCGGTAAAACAGCAGTGGTTTACCTTGACGGCGCAGGCTCTGGCGCGGCAGTTGTTGACGCGATGGCTGGGGTTGATCCGGGTGTTACCGATACGCTTACAGAAGTGCTTGTTGCGGGTAATACGTCAGGCGGCACTAACATCGAATTAAGTACAACCGATAAG